TCTTGCTTGTTGCTTGCTGCTTGACGCTTGAGCTCTTCCTCAAGCTTCCTTCTTTCTTTTTCAAGTTGTTTATAATAATTCGGATGGTGCCACATCTTTTAATTTTACTTTTGTAATGCCCAGGGATCTTAGCTGCCTGCTTGACAGCGTCCTTCCTTTGTTAATATTTAAAAATGATTCAGGCCTCATTAAGTGACCGCACGCGGATCTATACATAAAAGTGTATTTTGTTTTTTTAGTGTTTGCCATATGCTACGTTCCTCACTTTCGGATCCCAGCAAGCTCTGCAGCTGCCGCACTCATTATTTTGATCAGGCGCTGGGCAGGTTCTGCCTTCACCACTTACAACTGTTGAAGTGTTCGGCCAGCTTCCAGCTGCCTCCTGGTCGATCATTGGCATACTAAAACGCACAACTAAATTTTTTGGACACTGTTCTAAATAGTCCTTGGTCCACGCTTCACGTGTTGGCATCCAGTGACGGGTCTCAGGTGTGAGCTCACACACTTCAAAAATTTTCATTAAGTGAGCGACGTCCTGCACGTCTCCTGAATCGTGCCATCTAAATTCTTTTGATTTTTTTGAGTTGATTAAATGCACCATCGCATCAACCCATCTACTGTCTTTTGTTGCTTCAAGTCTTCTGTATTGAGCTGCCTGAACTACTGGAAAAACATAACAGCCTTTTAATGCATAACAGCCGCTGCAGGTGCTGTTCTTAATCTGTCTTAATTTGGAACCCGTTTTGCACTCTTCCGCTGGTAACCCGTAGGCCCATCCAGGCATCTTAGACGGTTTACTTAAACCACCTACTATTTTTAACGCTTCTTGTGTGTTCATAATTACCTCTTTCTGTGAAATCGATTTTTAACACGTAACCCAGGCTTAAAACATTTTACAAATTGTCGCGGCTTGTTGCTTGACGCTTGTTGCCCTGTCCATTTGCCAAAATGTCCTGCGACAAAATGTCGCAGCTTGACGCTTGTTGCTTGTTGTTTCATAACTTTCCTTTTTGGTGCCTGGGCTGATTAAACCCAGGCACAGCCTACTAATGATGATGATCAGCAGGGATGTATATCTATTTCCTGCAGACCTACTGATCCCAGGTCCATCGGTGGTCGGCAACGAAACTAATCGTTACATCCGTCGGCCAATGAACCAGGGATCAGCACCCAGTGAAGACGGCCCACAGCGGGCGGTGTGACACTGGGTCTAACCTCTTCAGGGGCCATCTAAACGAGTAGGCCCCAGAATTTTATTTAATTTTTTCTTCTAAAAGTTCTATACGTCTTTTTAAAATGTCCGAAAAATCTTTTTGCATTTTAAGAAGTTCATATAGTTCTTTTATCATTTCTAATGTTTCTTTCGACATGTTAAAAAGATATACCAAGATTATGGCAGAACTGTGTCAGGCATCTGGTCATAGTTGTCGCAGGGGTGTGACATTCTTATACAGGTGTAAGACATAATGTTGCCACAATTTTTTTATAAATTTTTTTTAATTAATAAAAGAAAGCGAGGAAATATGTCAAAAGACAAACGCATAACTCTCAATGCAGAAAAAAGAAAAACAATCGCAAATGTTTTTCAATCACATTGGGAAAGAGAAGATAGCCCTGTTATACAAAAATATAATGAGGCAAAAGAAAATTACAATACTATTCGTGCTGATATGAAAATATTAGTTGAGCAGATTGTAAGAAAGTATCAACCAGAAGAAGATGTTGAAACTGTTAGAGCCATGCGAAATAAATATGGTAATAGTGGTGGCGACTTACATCACGACAACTGTTTCAATTTTCAATATGAATATGAAGAAGTTGATAGTGACGGAAAAACATATATGACCCATGATGATACCAATATTAATTTTGGATTACAAAAAGGTAATTATAGAAACTCCGACTTTGGTTTAGCTTATTATCGTAATGAGTTGAAAGCAAAAGGTTATGACCCAGATTATAGGTCACGTTGGGCAAGTGAGAGAAGAAATCCAAGATACTATGAGTGTGAAAGTGAGTGTGAGAAGTGGTTAGGTTTTTCAAACTCATCTAACGAGGACAAAGGACAATCTATTAAACCTGTTGCCGAGTGGGAAAATGATTTTAAACTTTGGGTTATTGGTACTTCATATTGCCATAGCCGACAGTTTAAAGTTGATGAAACTACTTTCAAAGTGTTGAAACAATTTACAATCGCACAAGAAAAACTAATCGAGGCACATGAAAACATTTTTTCTTACACAGAAGAAAAAATGAAGAAGTTAAGATTGGGTTTAAAATCTTACAGATACTTTGACCAAGCGAAAGCGTTAGCTGATAAACTCGGTGTTGTACTTAATGAAAGTATGATGAACGAAAGTTCTAGTCTAGCATTGTCAGTATATAGCCCAGAAAACTTGGCTAGTCTTTTAGAGGACAAAGTTGAAATGACTAGAGAACAGAAAATCGCCATGTTTAAAAAAGAACAGGGTGCGACAATTATGTAAGTATAATTCTATGGGCTAATCTTATAAGGTTAGCCCATAACAGAAAGGTAAAAATGATAACAGGAAAACAATTTAGAATAACATACTACTCAAACAAGGACGCAAAGCACATTACAAGAAATGCGTTATGGGACGAAAAATCAAAATACTTTGAGAGTAAGAACGGAAACAACTGTATGACTTATTGGGACATAGACGCCAATGGATACAGAACAGCAACTAAATCATGGAGTGTAAGATCATGACAGTTCAAGATGAAATTATACAAGAAGTACAATCACAAAACAAAGCAAGAGCGAGAGCCGAGCAGAATGAAATAAGAGAAGAATTAAAAAAATTTATTTCAACATGTTCAGTTCACGATTTACAAAAGATCAATGATCTTAGAAAGGTATTAGAAAAATGAGTGAACATAATTGGTGTCATGGACCAGAATGCCATACTTACAGTACAGTAGATAGGGTAAGAGGTGTTAAGGGAAACAAAGTATTAAGAACTCGTAAAGTAAAGATCAGCACATATGGGGACGCGAATATGTCATGGAATTGGTTTTGTAGTCATGGTTGCGAGCGAGATTTCTGGAATAAGTATGGCAATCAAATCAGACAGATTGCACCAAGAACCGAGCCACTAGAAACACCTATCGAGAACCCTAAGAAAGTAGAACACGAGGGGTGGGGTGGACACAAATGGACAAGTACAGAAATAACTAAAAAACAAGTTGACAGTCCTAATACAAATAATGTAGGATAGTCCTATTAATAGAAAGGAAAAAATGGTTAAACAATTAAAAAAAGAGTTTTTGCCAGGTGGCTCTAAAAGACAATACATTCTGGACAAGGCTGTTGACTATCTTAAAACGCCAGGGTTACAATCAAACAAACATATGTTTTGTATTGACATACTCAAGATGACAGAAACCGAGTATCTTGAAGCACTTAACAAAGCAACGAACGGTGGAGTTGTGAGGTCTGCATTATGGAACTAAAGATCATAGACAATGTTAAGGATGAGCCAGATTTAAAACAGGCTCAAGAGTTTGTTGGTGGTATGGTACAAGGAATAGAGTTTCCTAATGGTGACTATATGATAATGAACGAAGAGGGCAAACTATTAGGTTTGCCAGTAAACGAAGACGCAACTAGATTATGGCGTACTACATTTACTAAAGATAAATATTTATTTGGGTATGATGACTGGGTATCTGGTAATGCTATCCTTATAAAGAAACAAGCCCTCAAGCGTTGGGCTTAACCTTTCTACCTGGTACCTCTCAATAGAGGTACCAGGCTCAATCCAAAATTTGAACTTTCTTTTATTTTAATATACAGTTACACAAAAAGGGGTCCCTACAGGTGCGACATTTTGCCAAGTTTTGGATACTCAAAGGCCTAAAATACTTTATGGTACCATATGGAAATTGATATAGAAAAATTAAAAAAATTTGAAAAGCTACCGCCTGATGTCAAAAGACAACTTGCTTTGTATATGGCTAAGTGGCAAGAGAAGAAAAAGGAGTCTCAGATCAGAGACGATTTTATGGCTTTTGTAAAACACGTTTGGCCGGATTTTGTAGAAGGGTCCCATCACAAAAGAGTTGCAAAAAAATTTAATGATATTGCAAATGGAAAGATAAAGCGTGTTATAATTAATATGGCACCTAGACATACTAAGTCTGAGTTTGCATCCTTCTTACTTCCTGCATGGATGGTAGG